TGCTGACAAGATGGACGTTGCACTATTCATTGCATTTAAACGATTGTTTGCTCGTGATTCAATAAAACGAGAAACAATGGCAATTAAATTTTATCAATCAGCATCAATTATTGGTCCAAATCCATCAACTCCTGCAGAAACATTTTATAGAGGTGTTGGTAATTTAGACTCGACGTCTGTTTCTGGTTCTGCAATTTATACTGATATTGGAGCAGCAACAAATAAATTGTCAACGTTTGGTGGTCAAGTTGGTAATATTGTAGATTCTGCAAATACATCACGAAACGTTGGTTTAATGTTTTATGATCGTGGCATTCTTGTTCTAGATCTTACAAAGATCACTAGTTCAAGTCAATATATGTCAGGTAACATTGATGCGATGACATCAACAGGTAGAACAACCTTAGGTGGAGCAAGAACCGAAACGGTTTTTAAGTCAAAACTCATTCCAGACTTTTTGGTCTCTGCTAGTATTGATAATATCGTAGATCACATTGCAGCAACAAGGTTTCAATCTGGTTCACAAACTGCAATCACGTTTCAAAATACGACAAATATTAATAGTACTTTGATTTTCTGTAGAGCTGCCGCTGATGAATTTAATTACAGTGCAAATCCAACGTTCATTGATTCTGATGATAGGATTGTTGTAATTGACGTTGGTCAAGAAGACACTCAACAGAGTTTTACATTCGTGACATCAGTCGGAATGTACGATGCAAATGATAACTTACTTGCGGTTGCAAAACTTTCAAGACCCGTGGAAAAGAGTCCTGAAAGGGATTTGACACTTAGAGTTCGCCTTGATTTTGCTAAGAAGCGTTCATTCAGATACACAAAGTGAGATTATGTTAATATGTATGCTGAATGAGTTTCAGTTATACGTGTCAACATTGTGTTTCTTCATTTGAAACACATAAACGAAATAAAAAATTCTGTAAAAAAGAATGTTATTTTGCGTCAAAAAATCGACACATAACAAAAGTGTGTCCGGCATGTTTTGAACAATTTACTGTTGCATATCGATTTCGAGGACAAAAAACTTGTGGAACGAAATGTGCCGGTATCATAACGTCAAAAAGATTAAATACACGTGAAATAAAAAAGTGTTTAGGGTGCGACGCCTCATTTGAGGTAACACAATCATATAAAAACAAAGGAAAATATTGTTCTTTAAAGTGTTTTTACGAACACAAATATCAACGTATATCTCCTGTTGTTTCGCTTATATGTGAAAATTGTAAAAGTTCATTTGAACGATCTTTCATTAGACGTAAATCTAGATTTTGCTCAAAACACTGTGCTACGTCTGGTAAAAATAACGGTGCTTTTGGTAAGCCCGGGTCTATGACGGGTAAAAAAGCATGGAATAATGGGCTGACAACATTAACTGATGAAAGGTTAAAGACGTTGGGTATAACAATTTCCAAGTTACAAAAAGAACAATTTATGACTGGAAAACGAAATAATAAAGGATCGAATAATCCGAATCATGGAAACACGTCAGAAACATTGACTCCTGAAAAACGTAAACATTTTTCTGAAGCAGCGATTAAACGAGTTTTAGCCGGTGTTTCGGGTTACAAAACGGGTCATGTAACGGGAACATATGAATGTAAAAAATCATACAAGAACGTAAAATTCAAATCATCATGGGAACTGGCAGCAATGATGTTTTGGGATATCGATGTCAACATCACCTCGTACAGTTACGAACCAGAGATAATTGAAATTGATGATTTTCGACGGGCAATTCCTGATTTTTTAGTTGATTACGTTGATGGACGTCAAGAAATGATTGAAATTAAACCAACGGCAATTCAAGAGCTTCCAAACGTTAAAGAACGCCTGAACAAAGTTAAAGAAAAGATTGAACAAAGAAACATAACGTATAAATTGTTGGGAAACAAAGAAATATCTCAGATCATAAAATCATTAGGAAAGGAATTTGATGATGCGATCAAGCGCTATAAAAGTGGGGGCTAGAACATACGCAATAGCTTGTTTAGAAGATGAAGAATTCGAATTGTTATTGGCACAAAAAGGAATTCACAATGAATCAATAAAAAGTTTCATTGACTATGATGAACAACTGATAGTTTTGCGAAATAGACTGCATCCCGAACACATTCGTGAACTTATTCTTCATGAGTTAATTCATGCATGTTTAGAGGATTCTGGTGTGACACAAGATGAAATTGTTGAACAATTTGTTTCAGTTCTTGCACCTCGCCTAAATGATCTGTTAATAAATAAATTAGAAAATGTTATAAGTGAACTAACATTATAACTTATGAAAGTCAAACTTGTAGATCTTCGTCGTATCATACGTGAGGCAAAAATTGTCATACCTGCCAAACATTAGTTTACTCTTGGTCGTACACCCGTACACGAAGTATAGTTACGTCATCCGATATGTCAATCTACGAAGTTAAACCTGGCGACGTTGAATCATTTACGGTTATAACAAATCCAATTAGAAATTATGTTTCTAGTTCTATAACCGGTGCAGATGGTTCTGTTTTTGTGTTTGCACGTCGTTCTGAAATAGAAAAGGACTCTGGACCTAATTCTTCATTTGTAGATGCTACACATGATGAAAAAAATCTAGATCTAACACTTAACTCAGTTCAATATATTGGACGATATGCACACGCTACAATACCATCATCGATTCCGATGGTTCAATATGCACATGATAATTTCAATAGGATTTTAGAATCATATTTGATTGATGTCAATAATCAACGCTCTTCAACAAGAAAGAAAAAAGTTCTTGATGTGATTAGGTTCACACCATCATTTTCTTTTACATCAAACACAATGCGTAAATTGGTGGTAAAAGATATATTACAACCTTATTATTTGACGTCTTATCCATCGGCACATTGGGCATATACGAATTATAATAGTTTGAATTTTTTTACAGCTTCATCTGTTCCAACGTCTTCAGTTTTGTTGTATCCAAATATTGATGGCGGGCAATTTCACGAAGGGTATGTTAGTGGAACATATTCTCCTTCTGGTTCAATCAGTTTTGATTTTCATATTAATCCAAGACATAATCAAGATCAATCAGATCTTAATTTTCATGCCGGAACAATTTTTCATCTTTCTTCTTGTTATGCTGTTTCACTTGTAAGTGGTTCAGCAAAAGATCATAATGGAAAAACATCGGGTTATAGAATGTTGTTGCAACTTAGTCATAGTGCTGACATTCCTCCTTCTAAAGCTATTTCTGGAGCGTATCCAAATAACTTAGTGTTCTTATCAGATGATAATTCATTGACTTATAATCACTGGCACCACGTGGTAATCAGGTGGGGAACAAATTTGATAAACCAGGGAACTGGATCATTTAATATCGATGGGATAGATTGCGGTCAATTTGTTATTCCATCAGGAACAATCGCTCCAAAACTATACAATGCAACCAGAGCAAATCCAGATGTTTTATGTGTTGGAAATTATTACGAAGGTCGAAATAACGGATTTGATTCTCAGGCATACTTTTTTGCAAATGATCCCGCACTACGTGATGGCTTACACCAACTGATTAATGATGTGCCAGGAATCAATGAACCAATTTTTTACGCATTCAACCACCCGTTAAATGCAGAAGTTCATGATCTTGCGATAAAGCGTTATTACATGTCAAACAGCGACATCATAACATCGGCATCTGTCGGACCTAAATCGCTAGATGAATGGACAGCATTTTACCTTCCTCCTTTTTTCGTAGAAGATTCTCCCTTTAGACAATTTGTTGGTGGTGGAGGAGGAATCTTACAGACACCATTTTTTGAAGTAGATGGTACGACCAATGATCCTTTCAATGCCGCATTATCATTTGGTGTGGGTGGACATTATATCAATATTGAAAACTTTTTACGAGACTTTGCTAGTGATGTTTTTCCACGAGTTCATCATATGACTGGTGTTGCATTACAATCATCAACAGAAGCCAAATCTGCAAATGATTTCTTATATGCTCAACCATTTGTTAAACGAAGAAACTTGCTCATTATGCCATGTGATGATGGTTTATTTGTTCCTAGCTATGAACTGTTAGCATCAGAAAGTATGCGCTCTACAGCAGTTGATGATCTAGGAATTGAAGAGTTAAGTTTCATTCATCTTGACAATGTGATTTTATCGTCTTCATATTTGTTTGGTTCTGACTTTGATGGTGATCTATCATATGTAAATGAATCAATCGGATTTACACCAGAACAACCAGGACTAGCACCAGGGAAAGCATTTCTTAATCACATTAAGAACGTTAGAATCGCAGTTGCTTCAGGTACATTTGATCCAGGAATACAAGACGGCGCGCCACTAACAATCTTCCAGCGAACAAAAGATCCTTCGTCAAATCAAGTGACATTCTTTGACATAAGCAACTTGTTCTATGGCAAACGAATTCTACCTGGTTCTTTTGTATTAAAAGATCCCAATTTGTCAGGTTCAGCAGGTGCATTCGGCATAACGCTTAAGGATGACACCCACGGGACAATTTATAGAGCTGATTGTGAAACGAGCGCATCAACATGGAATTCAGTTGGTACGATTTTTTATGATGAAGGTATAATCGCAATTAAGAATCCCCATCTGTACTTCTTTGGTAAAGAAGGTTATGAGATGAGCTTTCGTGGTGAACAAGGTATTCATGTTTTGAAGATTGAAGTGTTAGCGCCGTCAAACCAGTTGAATTCATCATCAAATCCAAACTTTAAATTGGTACCACCTTCTAGTTATGCAAATGATCCAGAAAAAGAATTTGTATACATCAGTGGAATCAATTTTCATGATGACAATTTAAATGTTGTTATGAAGACACAATTAGCACAACCGTTTATGAAGCGCCCGGGTGACGCTGTACGGTTTAAGGTGAAATTTGATATGTGAATTATCGATGCTAATTTCTTGATGCGTGATATCTTGA